CTATTGGTGTTAGGAAACAGACTTCATTGGCTGAACCACCCAAGGCTATGCTTATCGAGGTTAGGAAGTTGTTGATGGAGCAGAAGTCCGAGAAGGTGATTGAGAAGTTGATGCAGATTGCCTTGGATGATGAACACTCAGGCCAGTTGGCAGCTATCAAGATGGTTGTGGATCGGATGCTTCCTGTGAGTGAGTTCGAGAAGGTTCAAGGAGCAGGTAAGGCCAATATCACTATCAATATCTCAGGTGTTACTGACAATCAGACGATTGTAGATGGAGAGACCATTGGCTGATTTAACCCAAGAGTTTGTCAAAGAGTTGTTTATCCATTCTGACGATGGAGTTCTGCGTAGGAACAAAAGAACGTCAAACAGGATAATGGTTGGAGCGCAAGCTGGCTCGTTAAAACCTAGCGGATATATCCAAGTGCGAGTATTTGGCAAGATGGTATTGGCTCACAGGTTGGTTTGGTTATACCACTATGGGTATATGCCTTCAGAGCAAATAGACCATATCAACGGCATTAGGCATGACAATCGCATATCTAACTTGCGCCTAGCTACAAACAAGCAGAACTGCCAAAACACAAAACAAGCAAGGGTTAATAACAAATCTGGCTTTCTAGGCGTTTCACCTAGTGGAGACAAGTTTATCTCTACAATCCAAAAGAACGGAAAGCAGTTGTATCTAGGTACATTTGAAACTAAAGAAGAAGCACATGAGGCATATCTGAATGAAAAAAGAAAACTACATGAGTTCTGCACGATATGAGTAGTCTCGATTTCAAATTATTGAAGTGGCAAAGGGAAGTCCTAGCTGACGATCACCGATTCAAGGTTGTGTGTGCTGGTCGAAGGTGTGGCAAATCAAGGCTTTCAGCAGTTATGTTGCTTATTTACGGACTCCAATGCCCTAAAGGTGCTGGCGTGTTGTATGTAGCACCCACACAAGGTCAGGCAAGGGTTATTATCTGGAAGTTGTTGCTAGACTTGGGTGCTGAAGTAATACAGTCATCTCATGTCAATAACATGGAGATTACTCTTGTTAATGGCGCAGTTATCTATGTTCGTGGAGCAGATAACCCAGATACGTTGCGTGGATTCGCACTTACTTTTGCCGTACTAGATGAGTACGCATTCATCCGCAAAGGAATATGGGAGGAGCATATACGCCCTGCATTGGCAGACCACAAAGGAAAAGGTCTATTCATTAGCTCTCCTGACTTCCGTAACCACTTCTACGACATTTTCAAACAGGGTGAGAGCGATGATCCAAAGTTCGCTGATTTCAAGTCATGGCATCTAACGACTCTTGATAATGAAACGATTGACCCGAAAGAGATTGAAGCGGCGAAAGATTCAATGTCATCATTTGCATTCAAAAAGGAGTTCATGGCTTCGTTTGACACTGTAGGGGCAGATGTGTTCAAGGAGCAGTGGATTAAATACGGTGTAGAACCGAAAGAAGGTTCTTGGTATATGGCGTGTGACTTGGCAGGGTTTGAAGCTGTTGGAGTACAGGCCGCTAACTCTAAGAAACGACTAGACCAAAGTGCCTTCGCTATCGTTAAGGTCACGGATGAAGGTAAGTGGTTCGTCAAGAAGATAGAACATGGACGTTGGGATATTCGTGAGACTGCTGTACGGATATTGAAGAACATCAGAGAGTATCGCCCTACGATGGTAGGGATAGAGAGAGGTACTACGTTCAACGCTGTCATGCCTTACTTATCGGACTTGATGCGGAAGAACAACACCTATGCCCATATCCACCAGTTGAGTCATAACAACCAAAAGAAGGAAGATCGTGTCATTTGGGCGTTACAAGGTATGTTCGAGCATGGACGTATCATTCTGAACATAGACGAGGATTGGACAGAGTTCAAAGACCAACTATTGATGTTCCCCACAAAGGGTGTACAGGATGATCTACCAGATTCGTTGAGCTATATCAGTCAGTTAGCTGTAACTTCGTACAGAAATAAGGAAGATGATGAAGATGAGTACGAACCTATTGAAATTATGGTAGGATTCTGATATATAGAGTAAGTATTCACTAACTTGGAGACTTTCATGTCGTGCAAACCTAAAGGCAAAAAGCCTCCAAAAAGGAAGTAGTTATGGAAAACACTGGACAGATAGTTGACCAACAAGAAGTACCGTTTGAGTCAATCGAGCCTACTGAGGCTGAAAAAGAGCTTGTAGAGTTCGTTGTTGACCATACAGATCGTTGGCGCGACTACCGTGACCAGAACTTCCTTGATTCTTGGGACAGATACGAGCGTATCTTCCGAGGAAAGTGGGAATCACAAGACAAAACAAGGGAATCAGAGCGTTCCCGCATCATTTCTCCCGCCACACAACAAGCCGTTGAGACTCGTCATGCAGAAGTGATGGAGGCAATCTTTGGTCAAGGTGAGTATTTTGACATTAAAGACGACATAAATGATGTAAACGGCACTCCTTTGGACGTTGAGAAGCTAAAAAACCAGCTTTATGAAGATTTTTCCAAGGATAAGATTCGTAAGTCTATTGACCAAATCGAGTTGATGGCTGAAATCTACGGAACAGGCATCGGTGAGATAGCGATTGGCTATGAAAAGCAATTCACCCCTGCTTCTATGCCTATGGATGGTAAAGTAGCTTACGGAGTGAATGAATCTGAGCGATTCTACGTCCGTCTAATCCCTGTAAACCCTAAAAACTTCCTATTCGACCCTAATGCTACGACTATTGACGAGTGTTTAGGTGTTGCTATCGAGCGAAACGTATCAATCCACAAGATCGCTGAAGGAATGGCGAGTGGAAAGTACAAAAAAGTAGATATTTCATCGTTCTACAAAGATGATTCACTTGAGCCTACCCAAGAAGCCCGTAATTTCGAGGATGACAAGGTTCAACTGATGACTTACTACGGTCTAGTGCCTAGAGAGTACATCACTTCTATCGAGATGGAAGATGAAAAGGCTGAATCGCTGTTCCCTGATGACTTAGAAGATTACTCCGACATGGTTGAGGCTATCGTAGTCATTGGTAACGGTTCTATTCTGTTGAAAGCAGAAGAATCTCCGTACATGATGAAAGACCGTCCTGTAGTCTGCTACCAAGATGACACAGTACCTAACCGTTTGTTGGGTCGTGGAACAGTCGAGAAGGCTTTTAATATGCAACTGGCGATAGATGCTCAGATGCGTAGCCATTTGGACTCCTTGGCGCTTACAACCGCCCCTATGGTGGCTATGGACGCTACTCGCTTACCTCGCGGTGCTAAGTTTGAAGTCAAGCCAGGTAAAGCCTTCCTTACAAACGGTAATCCTCAAGAGATTCTGTTCCCATTCAAGTTCGGTACGAATGACGGGATGGCTATGCAGACCTCTAAAGAGTTCGAGCGTATGCTGTTGATGGCAACTGGTACTTTGGACTCTCAAGGTATGATTACCCAAGGTTCGCGTGATGCTGGCGGGTTAGCCCCTGCTGTTGCTGGAATCATCAAGAAGTACAAGCGTACTTTGGTGAACTTCCAAGAAGATTTCTTAATACCGTTCATCAACAAGTCAACGTATCGCAGGATGCAGTTCGATCCTGAGCGTTATCCATCGGTTGATGTTAAGTTTGTTCCTACTGCTACTTTGGGCATCATAGCCCGTGAGTACGAGCAACAACAATTAGCGTTCTTGATTCAGACATTAGGCTCTGACTCCAAGATCACTCCTATTCTCATGCAAGGCATCATCAAGAACTCTTCATTATCGAACCGTGAAGAGATATTGGCTCAACTTGCACAAGCCTCTCAGCCTAATCCAGAAATGGAAGAGTTGGCTAAACAGAAAGCATTGTTGGAGACTCAATTCCTTCAATCTCAATCTAACGAAAACAACGCTCAAGCGGCTTACAACAACGCTATGGCTGAGTTGTCTAGAGTCAAGGCTATGCTTCATCCTGACGAGGTAAAAGCTCAGACGATGGCAGCTATGACTAAGAATCTACCTTCTGAGGCTGATATGGCTCAACAACAGTTCGACCAAAGAGCTAAGATTGCCGAGTTGATGCTGAAAGAAGAAGATATACAAGCCAACAAGAAGATTGTTGAGATGCAGATGGAAGAAAAGAAAGCTAAAGCGGCTCAAGCTGGTGCAGATAAGGCGTATCTGGATGGCATCGTAGGAGAATAACGTGCTTGCGAAGCTAATCTCACTTCTCAAGCCTGACGTAAGTACAGACGCGAAACTTACAGGTGTTGTCGTAACTGTAGGTAGGGAGTTGGAGGATATAGACTCTCGCTTGCGTACCCAAGAGATTCGTTCTTTTATAAAGGGCGATAAGGGTGAAAAAGGAGATCGTGGGCGCGACTTCGATGAGAAAAAGTCAAACTCGTTCTTGGAAAAGTTGTTTTCAGATAAGAATAAAAAAGAAGATTATGAAATTGCAAGAATAATGGAAAGAACGTGGGATAAATGGTAGAATAAAGGCTCTTAAAAGGAGAGCTATATGACTACTTGGTTGAAGCAAAAAAGTAAATCTGAAAGAACGAATTATCCTTCTATATCAATTAGAAGGCTGGGTTTAGGGATAAACTCTAGACTAATAGAAAAAGCAAATGCAGAAGATTGTGAATATGCAGAAGTATATGTATCTAGCGATAACAAGAAGTTGGCAATAAAGTTTTTGCGTGAAAAAACTGATGATTCATATAACTTGACTCAGGATGGTGGTAGTAAAGATAGAAGTGCTGTTAATAAATACCTTAATAGATTCATAGCTTGTGGCAATGTTGTTAGAAGTAATGAGCTATTAAAAGAGCTTTCTAATCGAAAAGGAAATAGCAAGTTAGTTGCGTTTAATGATGATGGAATGTGGGTGGCAAATATAATCCCTGCCTTTATTCATAAAACAACGTCAGAAACATTTAGGAAGCAACTGTCTGGTGATGAGATGGGTGTTTATAAATATGTGCTAAATGAAGAAACAATATATATTGGAAAAGGTTGTATCAAACAAAGATTATTGTCTCCAGAGAGAAAAGATTGGAAGTATGACCATATAGAGTATATGGTTCTGACGAGCAGTTTGGAATGTTCAAGAATTGAAAGCGATTTGTTAAAAGAGCATAAATCAATGTATGGAGTTTTACCACCGTACAACAAGATAATGGGTATAGAGTAATGGCTTCTTCAACTTCAATCGCTAAATTCTTTGAGTGGATCGTAGGTCAAATACCTAAGTATATTGACAAGAGAATAGTTGATGAAGTTGGTAAAATAGAAGTAACCAATGGCAAAGACGGTGTTTCAGTAGTAGATACTTATATCGCTGCTGACAAGCATTTAGTAGTTAAACTGTCCAATGGTGATGAGATAGATGCAGGGGATATTAGTGGTTTGTATGGTTTTGGTGGTAACACTGTTATCAATACGCAATTAGCGAACAACCAGATAACAATATCGGCAGTAGCACCAGATAACCCTGTTGTTGGTCAACTTTGGTATGATATATCGTAGTAAATAGAAAGGAACTTGTATGTCTAAGTCTAATACGTTTGAAAATGATTTGTTGAATCTGGTGTTTCTTAATACAGACATTACCCTGATTGGTGATGCCGCAGGATTGCAAAACAGCGCAACGGCTGGCTCTTTGTATGTCTCGCTACATACTGCTGACCCTGGTGAAGCTGGAGATCAAACAACCAATGAGACAGCCTACACAAACTATGCGCGTGTAGCTGTTGCTCGTTCTGGTGTGGGTTGGACTGTTACTGCAAATGCGGTTACAAACGCCGCTTTGGTTCAATTCCTTCAGTGTGGAGTAACAGGTGCGACATTGACTCATTTTGGTGTTGGCACAGCCGCTTCTGGTGCTGGAAAGTTGCTTTACTCAGGCGCATTGACTAGCTCTCTTGCTGTTTCGTCAGGCATTCAGCCACAGTTCTCGGCTGGTGATTTGGACATTACAGAAGATTGATAATGAGTGGATTCTCAAACATCAGTGACTATGCCAATGCTGACAATCTAGGTCAGTGTTGGGTCACTAGCTTCCGTAAAGCAGTGGCATCTGCGGCTACAACGACTAACGGATGGATTGACTACACCTACTTCGCGGGTAGTCCACCTGCTAACTTCTACGCATCCACTCCTGCTACGGCGGCAGTGGTTGAGGCTGATAAGGGCTTTCGATTCCCCTCAGTAGCCCCTGCAACACAGCACATCAAGAACGTGATGTTGATGAGTGCGGCTGCAAGTGCTACGAGTACAACCAACGGTAGACAAGAGATTGCTATATGCGATTATCTTCTCTACTACCCGTTCCTTGATACTGATGCGATTGGTGAAGAACAG